CTGTTCGACTGGGCGAACCTCCAGGCGAACCGCGACCCGGCGCTAAGGCTGCTCTTTGCCGTTCCCAACGGCGGCAAGCGGCACACCGTTACGGCCATGCGCCTGCGCGATGAAGGCGTTAAGGCCGGCGTGCCTGACATTCTGTTACCCGTTGCGCGCGGAGGCTATCACGGGCTGGCTATCGAGATGAAACACGGCCGGAACAAGCCGACGCCGGAACAGGCCGAATGGCTGGCGGCGCTGGCGGGGGAAGGGTGGAAAACGTGCGTCGCCTACGGCTTCGAGGAAGCGCGACAGGCAATACAGGACTACCTACGACATGACCACGCCTGACAACGGCTCCGCTCCCGCTGCACCCCTCGGCGTCTGGCGGCTCATGCTCGCCATGCGCGAGTCCGGCCTGGGCGAACTGCGACTCATCGAGGATATGCTGCTGGAGCAGGGGCTCATCCAGCGCCGCGCCATCATCAGCCAGCGACAGATGAAGCGCCTGTATGAAGCCTTTGGCGAGGAGGCGGTCAAGGCGGTGCTTGCCGAGTAGTCCTGTCCTGTGCTACACTGTGTCTGTTGACGCTTTTAGCGGCGACCGTAGGACTTGCGGTCGCCGCTTTTCTTTTGGACGACAGATGATGACGAACGCGACGGGTAGCGCGAATCCCTCCCTCAGCCGTGGGCGCTGGTTCTGTTCCTCCTACAGCGCCCACGGCGGCTTTGTGTGTGCAAATTGAGCGAGATTGTATGGACGAATGAGCGGCGCAAGCTGGCCGACTTGCTGCCCTGGCCGCGCAACCCGCGCCAGATACGTGAGGCGGAAGCGGAACGCCTGGCCGAGAGCGTGGAGACGTTCGGGCAGGTAGAGACGCTGGCAATCGGGCCGGGGAATGAGGTCTACAACGGCCACCAGCGCCTGAACGTACTCATGGCAAAGCACGGCCCGGATTATGAGGTGGATGTGCGCGTGTCCTCGCGGGCGCTGACCGAGAAGGAGCGCGAGAAGCTGACCGTCTACCTGCACCGTGGGGCTGCTGGCTCCTGGGACTTCGACATCCTCGCCAATGAGTTCGACGTGGGCGAGCTGTTGGACTGGGGCTTCGAGGATTGGGAGCTGGGCATTGGGGATTCTCCCGAAGAAGATCCGCATCAGATTACGCGCTCGGGTAGGTTATACAACGCGGGCGATGGGCACGAGATAGAGCCTTTCAAACTGGCCTACCGCGTCGAGGCAGCGTACCGGGCTGAAGGGAACCTGGCGCTGGACTTGTATAGCGGAGAGGGGCAGCTTGCTTCCTGGTATCGCCGCAGGTTCAAGCGGGTGGTAACTGTGGACAAAGCCTATGCTGTGGGAGATGTGGATTATTCGATGCCGGCAGAGAAGTTTATCCGCGACATTCTCCCGGAGTACATAGACGATTTTGATTTTGTCGATTTTGATGATGAGGGGTGTCCAGCCAAAGAAATCGCTACTTTTTTTGAGGTCTTACGCGGTCGTCGGAAAAGGGACTTTGTGCTTGCCCTGACAGATGGGCAGGGACTTAATCTTCAACTCAGGGGGTATTTCGACCCCGGTACTTATTTGATGCCTTCGGAAGGGATGAGGCGCGCGACCCGCGAAGACTATGACGCCTTTGAAGACATGGTGACGGCCTTTGTCGAGCGCGTTGCAGAAGGCTGGGCGCCGGAGCTTATTAGCTCATATTGCGGAAGGAAAGGCCACGTTGTCTTTCAAACCTGGCTCATGAGACATAGCAATGAGGCTTAGCTTCTTCGGGCTTGCGCATATTATCCGGGAATTGTTGCCACTCGAAAAAGCGGCCGTCTTCGTGCTGCAACGATGTACCAAGCTCTGTGCGATATGCGGCGCTCTGCTTAAAGAAGAAAGCTACGCCGTCACGCTGGCAAGCGTCGCGGATGTTGCGAGCCCAGGCGTGGGGCATCGGGCGAAAGTTGCTGCCCGATTCGCCACCAACGATAGCCCACTGGAAACCCACCAGATTGACGGTGGCGGGTATCTCGCCAATAAGCGGCTCAAACGAAACGAACCGCGTATGAGCAGGGCAGCTACGCAATGCGTCAAGCCGGGCACAACTTTTGGCGTTTTCCACACTGGTTCCTATCCAGATATTCTCGTTCCAGGGGCTTGCGGGAAGGAAGAGGGGGCTGATACCAAGTCGTTGCGCGCCATCGTAAAAGCGCTGATCGCGCTTAGCAGACTGCCATGCATAGAGCCAATCTGTTGCTCTTTCTGGGCGCTTGGTCAATACCTGGAATGTGTGTTGCGGGTTGTCAATCATGACGGCAAAGCACAGCGCTCGATACCAGTTGGGAATGTTCTCATGGAACATATCCGACATGGAATTGACAAACACGCGAGATGGTTCTTTGAGGGAATACGGCTCTTTGAGTTTGTGGGGCTTGATGACCACGTTCTCGCTGGCATTTGGTGCCGTCCAGGGCTTGCTACTGAGGCCAAATTTGAGGGCAATGGTTTCGGCGTAGCAATTTCGGCAACCCTCCGAAACCTTGTGGCATCCAAAGATTGGATTCCACGTTACCTCTGTCCAGCTAATAATGGATTCCTGCATCGTTCCTCCAAAAGGGAATCGCTCGCGGTTTCGTTGGTGTCTAGGCAACGGGAAACCCACGAGCGATCCATTGTTGATTATACCGATAGCACGTTGCCTAGACAATCTCATTATACACCATCGCCGATGTACAATCTACCCCTGTAGAATCTTTTAAGGTAAACGGATTAGACACTTATAAAAAATGACGACGAAGCATGAGAGGGAGACGGTAATCGAGGCGGTGCGCGGCACGGGGCGTTGGCAGTCTCCCGACCCGGCGAAGGACGGGAGCAGCTTCGGCAACGTGACGGCTATCGCCAAGCGGCTCGGCGTGGAGCGGCAGACGGTGTACGGCTACATGGAGCGTTGGGCGTCGGTGCGACAGGCGGTGGAAGACGAACGGGAGAAGCGCAAGGATTTCGTGGAAGACCGCATGATGAAGCGCATCATGGAAGGCTCGGACACGATGATTATATTCTTTGCCAAGACGCAGATGAAGGACCGGGGATTTGTCGAGCGCCAGGAGCTAACCGGCGCGGACGGCGGGCCGCTGCTCGTGGTGAGCTGGGACGATGCTACAGACGATACGGATTGACGTGCACCCCCATCCGGGGCAGCGGGAAGTACACGAGCACCCGGCGCGGCTGAAGGTGATAGCCGCCGGCCGCCGATGGGGGAAGACGCGCCTGGGCGTCAATGAATGTCTGGCGACGGCGGCGGCCGGCGGGCGCGCGTGGTGGGTATCGCCGTCGTACAAGATGGGTGAGGTGGGATGGCGGCCCCTACGCCGTATGGCAAGCAAGATTCCCGGCGCGGAGATCCGGCGCGTGGACCGGCAGATATTCTTGCCCGGCGGCGGGGAAGTCTCCGTACGCAGCGCCGACAACCCGGACAGCTTGCGCGGCGAGGGACTCGACTTCCTCGTCATTGACGAGTGCGCCTTCGTCACCGAAGAAGCGTGGACGGAGGCATTACGCCCGGCGCTCTCGGACCGGCTGGGCCGGGCGATGTTCATCTCGACGCCGAAAGGGCGTAACTGGTACTGGCGCATCTGGCGGCGCGGGCAGGAGGAGAGCGGCTCTGAGTGGATGAGCTGGCGCTTTCCGACCAGCGCCAACCCGTACATCGACCCGGCCGAAATCGAGGCGGCGCGCCAGATGCTACCGGAGGCCACGTTCCGCCAGGAATACCTCGCCGAGTTCATCGAAGACGCCGGCTCGGTCTTCCGCAACATCCGCGCCTGCATTGCCGCGCCGCCGGATGGGCCGGCGCCCGGCCACTGGTACGTCATGGGTGTTGACTGGGCGCAAAGCCACGACTTCACCGCGCTGGTGGTGATGGACGCCGCCGCGCGGCAGGTCGTGGAGATAGACCGCTTCAACCAGATAGGCTGGGACGTACAGCGTGGGCGGCTGGCGGCAATGGCGGCGCGGTGGGGCGTGGCAGCCATCGTCGCCGAACAGAACAGCATGGGCGGCCCGAACATCGAGGCGCTGCAGCGGGAAGGGTTGCCCGTCTATGCGTTCCAGATGACGAACCAGTCGAAGCAAAACATCATGGTGGCGCTGCAGCTCGCCTTCGAGCGCCGGGAGGTCAGCATTCCCGACGATCCAGTGCTCATTTCTGAGCTGGAGGCTTACGAGGCGACGCGGCTGCCAAGCGGCCGTTGGCGCTACGAAGCGCCCGCCGGGATGCACGACGATACGGTGATCGCCCTGGCGCTGGCGCTGGAGGCGGCTA